CTTTTCTTCACGCAAAATGCCCTTTTCCGGGCTAAAACCACCGAAAGGAGGAGAAAAATGGGCGGAAGACCGAAAAAAATCGTCGAATTAAGCACGAAGCACCGCTCAAAGGCAGAAACGGACCGACGAGAATACGAGCAGTCGCTCCTCTCCTCCTCCGGGACAGACCTGGATGACGTCAGGGCATCCCAGTTCGTGAACACCACTGCCGGAAAGGAATACAGGCGGGTGCTGAAACGGCTCCGGGAAGAGACCGGCGTCATCGGGAACCTCAACAAGAGCGACCTGATCAATTATGCCAACAGTTACGGACGGTATATGGACTTTGTAAAGGAATGCCGGAAGAAGGGCTTCCAGTACGTAGTTGAGACCAGGAACGGTCCGAAGCCGAATCCGATCATCCGGATGATGGACGAAGCCCGGAGGGATATGGCAGAAAGCTCCAGGCGGCTCGGAATGACCCTTGACGGCCAGCTGAAAGCTGCGAAGGCAAAAGCTGATAAGGAAGAGGCCGAGATGGAGGCGGTCTTCGGAGTGATATGACCAACAGGGACGAGATTCGGCAGTACTGCGAGCAGTGCATTGACGGGACCATCTCTTCCGGGCAGAAACATAAATGGGCATGTATGCGTTTCCTGAGCGATCTGGAACGTATTGGCACGCCGGATTTTCCATATATCTGGGACGAAGTAAGAGCTGACAGGATCGTGAAGTGGTTCGCCATGCTGAAACACAGTAAAGGACCGCTTGCCGGGACTCCCATCGTGCTTACACCGTGGCAGAAGTTCCGGGAATGTCAGATATACGGCTGGATCCACCGGGAGACCGGCCGGAGACGGTTCCGGAAGGCATTCACGGAAGTCGCCAGGAAGAACGCAAAAAGCCAGATGGAAGCCGGAGAGGCGCTTTTTGAGTTGTCTGTGACGGCGGTCCAGAACAACGAAGTAAATGAAGTCTACACCGCGGGCGTCAAGCGTGATCAGTCGAAGATCGTCTTCACTGAATGCGACCTGATGACCCGCGGCACTCTCCTCCGGACGAAATTCCGGTTCAAAAGTGATCAGATAGAACACCTTAAGACAGGATCGTTCATGAAGCCTTTGTCCAAGGAAGACGGCAAGAGCGGAGATGGAACAAACCCGGCGATGCTGATCATCGACGAGTACCATCAGCATCCTACCACGGACTTTTACGATCTGGCGCTCGGCTCCAACACGAAGGAGCCGCTGACTTCGATCATCACGACAGCCGGGAAGGATCTGACTTATCCATGCTTTACTCAGGAATATGAGTACTGCTCCAAACTTCTGGATCCGAATGTGGACATCCGGAACGATGAGTATTTCGTGGATATCTGTGAGGCCGATCCGGGAGACGATGTCGGCGCGCTTGATACCTGGAAAAAGGCGAACCCGATCCGGGCATACTATCCGGAGGGCGTCAAGAAGATCCAGGAAGATTATGATGTGGCGCGGCAGATCCCGGAGAAGATGATCGCCTTCATGACGAAGATGCTTAACATCTGGGTGCAGGCAAAAGAGAACGGCTATATGGATATGGCGAAGTGGAAGGCCTGCGAGGTGAAGGAATGCCCGATAGATCTCACGGGCCGCCCCGTGTATGTCGGATTCGATATGTCTGCGAAGATAGACCTTACGTCAGTGGCGTTTATTGTACCGTACCGCACCGATATAATGGACGATACCGGCTCAAGAGTGGTCAATTATTACGTGTGGACACATTCATTCATCCCGACAGCGGACAAGCTCCGCGAGCACATCATAAAGGACAAGGTGCCTTATGACGCGTGGGAGCGGCTTGGATACCTGACGCTGACCAATACGCCCATTGTGGACCAGGCAGCTGTCATGAAATATGTGCTGGATGAGGTGGCGAAATACAGCCTCCGTCTGGAATGCCTGTGTTTCGACCCGGCGAATGCCTCAAAGCTCATGATGGATCTGTCCAATGAAGGTTACACCGTCGAGGAAGTCTTCCAGTCTCACAAAAGCCTGAACGAATCCACGCAGGGTTTCCGGGAGCAGGTATATGCCGGAAACGTGCAGTATATGCACAATCCGTTATTGAACTACGCAATGTCAAACGCTGTGATCCGCCAGAACAACGGCATGATAAAGATAGACAAGGACGCCTCAACGAAGCGCATCGACCCGGTCGACGCTGCGCTAGGGGCGTTTAAACTTGCCCTGTATCACGATTTTGATACGGAAGAATACAGTAGCTATGTTGACAGATTTCTTGATGAATTAGGAGCATAACAATGGGACTTTGGAGCAGATTTTTAAACGCCATCACCGTCCAGGAAAACGAGACGGCAGATCTGAACAGCGCGAAGCTCCTGGAGTGGCTTGGAATCGATTCTGAGAAGCCTGAAGCAATCTCAGAAACGACCTACTTCACCTGCCTCAAGGTGCTCTCGGAGACAATGGGAAAGCTCCCGTTGAAATACTACCGGGAAGGTATGGAAGGCGGCAGGGTTCGCGAGCCTCCGACAGAAGCCGGGCGTCTGCTGATGTACAGACCGAACCCGGCAATGACTCCGGCGACCTTCTGGTCGACTGTGGAGACCAACTGCGAGCACTACGGCAATGCCTACGTGTGGATCCAGTCCAGGTACAGGAAGCAGAAATACGGCGGAGAATACCGCATCAAGGGCTTCTGGCCCATGCAGTCAGAGTGCGTGCAGGTCACGATGGACGATGCCGGCATTTTTGGGAACGCGGGACAGCTTTATTACACCTACAGCGACCCGAAGACCGGAAAGCAGTATGTGTTCCGGCAGTCGGATGTCCTGCACTTCAAGACATGGCTCTCTTGGGACGGTATCATGGGAAAATCCGTCCGAGATATCCTCCGGACGTCCATCATGGGTTCCGCGGAAGCGCAGAAGTATCTGGAGAAGCTCTACGAGAGCGGTTTGACGGCCTCCTCAGTCCTCCAGTACACGGGAGACCTTGACAACCAGAAACGGACGAAGCTCCAGAAAATGTATAATGATCTGCTGACCGGCGCGAAGAACGCCGGGAAGGTAGTCGCCCTGCCCGTCGGGATGACGCTGCAGCCAATCGGCTACAAGCTGGCTGACGCACAGTTCCTGGAACTTCGAAAGTATTCCGCCCTGCAGATCGCGGCGGCCTTCGGTGTGAAGCCAAACCAGATCAACGACTATGAAAAGTCCAGCTATGCGAGCAGTGAAATGCAGCAGCTGGCTTTTTTAGTGGATGCGATGCTCTACCGGATCACGGCCTACGAGCAGGAGATCAACTCCAAACTTCTGACCGCGCAGGAAGAGAAGGACGGATGCTTCTATAAGTTCAACGAGAAGGTGCTGCTCCGGGCAAACACGGAGGCACAGATCGAGGCAATCACCAAGGCCATCCAGAACGGCGTCTATACCCCGAATGAGGGGCGGCGTTTCATGGACCTGCCGGGCATGGAGGGCGGTGATCAGCTGATCGTGAACGGGAACTACATCCCGCTCACGGCAGTCGGTGCAGCTTACGGAATCTCACAGGAAGGAGGTAGCGGCGAAAATGGTAATCAGGATTAACGGTGACATTGTCAGCAACGACTTGAAGATGGTCTATGACTGGTTCGACATCGAGGCAACATGCCCTGCGGATGTGCGCGGCCAGCTGGAGACGATGCCGGAAGGCGAAAAGCCTGAGGTGAAGATCAACTCCGGCGGCGGCGATGCGATCGCAGGACAGGAGATCTATTCCATCCTGCGGGCGCGGTCTGATGTGGAGATCGAGATCGAATCCATCGCGGCGTCTGCGGCGAGCATCATCGCGATGGCGGGGCACTGTACGATCAGTCCGGTGGGCATGATCATGATCCACAATGTCTCGACCGGGATCTACGGCAATCATAAAGCACTGGAAAAGGAAGCCGATACGCTCCGCCGGTGGGATGACGCACTGGCGTCTGCGTATGTCGAGAAGACCGGAAGACCGAAGGATGAAGTCCTGCGGATGATGGAAAAGGAGACCTGGCTGACAGCAGAACGCGCCCTTGAGCTTGGCTTCGTGGACGGGATCACAGCCCCGGCGGAAGCGAAGGCAGCGGCAGCGGGATGTCTCCGGGTCACTCCGGAAATGATCGCACAGTATCAGAAAGCCATGCGGGACAAGGAAGCCCGCGAGGCAGAGAAACAGGAACTTTTAAACAGTCTTGCCAATTACGGCACAAAGTAAAGGAGAAACATCATGGACAAGAGACTGCAGACCATGCTGTCCGAAATCAATGCCAAGAAGCACGAAATCCAGGACCTGATCGCAGCTGACAAGCTGGATGAGGCAAAAGCAAAGAAGGAGGAACTTGACGCAATGCAGAATAAATTCAATATGTTCGAGGAAGTTATGGATGCCGCACCCGTGGCAGCCGTGAAGCCGGTCGCGACCGATGCGATCCACGATTTCGCCAGCGCGGCCAGGAATCGTTTCAGAAATACCGCGAACGAAGGCACCGGATCCGCCGGCGGCTATACCGTTCCGCAGGACATCCTCACCCGGATCAACAAGTACAAAGAGGCTAAGTTCTCCATGAAGAAGCTGGTCCGTGTTGAGAATGTCACCACCTACACCGGCAAGAGAGTCTTCCAGGTGAAAGCATCCCACACCGGCTTCAGCGCCGTGAACGAGGGCGCGGCGATCGGTCAGAAGTCCACTCCCACATTCAGCCAGCTTTCCTACACTATCGCGAAGTATGCGGGAATTCTGCCTGTTACTGACGAACTGCTCGCTGATTCCGATGCGAACATCTCCCAGGTTCTGATCTCCTGGCTCGGTGACGAAGGTGTCGCGACTGAGAACGCCGCTATCGTTTCCCTGATCGATCCCGGCTCCACCGGCACGGCGATCACCTCTGCACCGATCGACGGCATCAAGAACGCACTGAACGTGACGCTCGGTCAGGCTTATGCAGAGGGCGCGGCCGTCATCACCAACGACGACGGTTTCAACTTCCTTGATACGCTGAAAGTCGGCGCAAACTCCAACGAGTACCTCCTGAAACCCGCGAAGGATCAGACAGCTCCCACTCCGTACACTCTGGCAGTCGGCGCGAGACTTGTCCCCGTCGTGGTTGTTCCGAACGCCGTATTCCCGTCCACTGTCGTGGCATCCGGCGACAATGCCGGCACCTACATGCCGTTCGTGGTCGGCGATCTGAAGGAAGGCATCGCGTTCTTCGATCGTCAGGAGCTTTCCATCCTGACCAGCAACACCGCTTCCATCAACGTGACTGTTGACAATGCGACCACCACGCTGTCCGCTTTCGAGTCCGACCT